AGTTCTTGGTAATTTGGTGAAAGTTGTAGTCCTTATTTGGAGTGCATCCCTTCTCACATTCTCCTATGTTAGACTTCCAAACGGACAAAAGATTTTAGATTTTGATCCCACATTCATAGCCTCAGTGTTCTCTGGATCATTGGCTGCTTTTGGACTTAGTCCCGCCAAAGCAGGTAATGGTAATGGACATTCTAAAAAGAAAGAAGAACCACCAGTTCAGTCAGCAATAGAACCTAAAAAGTAATTGTATCTAGAACCACATCTTCAAAAGAAGAGTGACGAATGTGCCGCCATTTGGAATGAATGGTGGCATTTTCAGTATGAAATAAAAGATAAAGAAAAAGCAAAAGAATTAAGAAAAAAATGGAGTAATTGTGTTGATGAGCATAGTAAAATGATAAGTCAGGAAGTCAAAACAAACCCTCGTTACAAGGGATTGAATCTGAAATAGATAGTGTAGTTATAAAAATGTTTATGAAGTTTTTATTCGGACTTCTTGCTACATTATTTCTTGCTGCACCTGCCTGGGCTGTAGATGTGCAGATGGGTTCTAATGGCAACTTAGTATTTGATCCTTCTGAAGTTACAATCAGTGCGGGTGAGACGGTTCATTTTGAAAATAATATGCTACCTCCGCATAATATAATTGTTGAAGATCGCCCTGATCTCTCTAGGGAATCGCTCATGTTTAATCCGGGAGAATCTCAAGACATTGTATTTTCAGATAAAGGTGACTATACTTACTGGTGTGGCCCACATAAAGGAGCAGGAATGATCGGTACAGTACACGTAGAATGAACAAGGACGAAAAACGAGAGTTTTACAAATCTCTCAGAGAAAGGATTCAACAATTGAGAATGAGTCATTTATTTGAGGAACCATGCCCACTCTACGAACCAGAGTGGGATGATTTGTCTGACTGCCGTATGACTTATGATTATGACGATGATGAGGATGGGGAACCTAAAATTTATGTTTAACTACTATGAAAACTATTAACACTTGGGTTTTAAATTTCACTGTAGCAATTATTGATTTTCTTTATAAAGGAAGGGATTTTCCACGTTTTTGGGTGCTTGAGGAGATTGCTCGGGCACCATACTTTGCATTCTTAAGTGTTTTACATTTAAGAGAATCGCTAGGATTACGTGGACAATGGCACATATATCTAATGGAGGAACATTTTGCTCAAACTCTTAACGAAACAGAACATCTTGAATATATGGAGAGCAGGGGCGGTAGTGCTTATTGGGTGGATCGCTTTGTCGCCAGACACCTTGTCCTTATCTACTATTGGATCAACGTGGTTTATTATTGGTTGGCTCCTCGCTCTGCTTACCACCTCTCCTATGAGATAGAGATGCACGCTGCTGAAACGTATGCTGAATATCTAACTCGCTTTCCAGATGATAAGAAAATTTGTGAGATCATGAATGATGAAATTCAACACTTTCAAGAGCTAGCGGAAGCAATTAGAATGATTGATCCTGATCATCTAACTGTAAGAGAAAAAGATCGTGAACCATTTCCACCAGATTTAAGTGATTTGAGTTCAGTAACATTAGTATCAACAGAAGAACAAAAATGAAAGTAGGAATTATTGGACTAGGACGAATGGGCGAGGGTATGTCTCGTCGCATGATGAAAGACGGTATCGAAGTATGGGGATATCGTAGAAATTATGAGAAGGCACAGGAGCTTTGTGAGAATGGTGGCGTTGATGAAGTAACGGTTGACATTGCTTCTCTTTGTACTGCTGTAAAGGATAAAGGGCCGGGCATCTTTATGATGGTTGTACCAGCAGAAACAGTGGAGGACACCTTAAATGAGTTACTACAGTTTTGTGGTGAGGGAGATATTATTATTGATCACGGCAATAGTAATTTTAAGGATAGTAGGAGGAGGGCAGAGCGTCTTTCTAAGTTGGGCATCCAATATATTGACTGTGGCACTAGTGGCGGTGTTTACGGTTTGGAGCGTGGATACTGTCTTATGGTTGGTGGTTCAGATACTGCAGTATCCGTCTGCGCTCCTATCTTTAGGGCACTTGCACCAGGCATCGCATCATCTCCCAGAACTGATCCTATGAGTAGAGCAACGAGTGCTGAGTATGGTTGGTTGCATTGCGGGCCTCCAGGTGCAGGACACTTTGTAAAAATGGTTCATAATGGAGTTGAGTATGGAATCATGCAAGCCTACGCCGAAGGATTTAATATCCTGCATGAAGCTAATGCTGGGGCAAAATATGTTAAGGAAGGGGATGCCGAGGTTGCTCCGATGGAGAATCCAGAAGATTATCAGTATGATATCGACTGCGCTGAGGTGGCTGAGTTATGGCGTCGTGGTAGCGTGGTTGGCAGTTGGTTGCTTGATCTTACCGCTGATGTATTACGCGGCGATAGAGAGCTTAGCAAGTTCGGTGGGGGAGTTAGCGATAGTGGTGAGGGGCGTTGGACTGTCCACGCTGCTGTGGATCTTGGTGTTCCCGCACCTGTTATATCTACCGCATTATTTGAACGATTCGGATCAAGAAAGTTAGGAGCATTTGCTAATAAAGTTCTTAATGGAATGCGGTTCATGTTTGGAGGACACCATGTCAGATAAAATTTATTGGATTTGTCGTGAATGTGGTGGCAAAGGATGCGAACATTTCAATAAAGGATGGGAGAAATGATATTTGCAGATATTCTCAAATGGATCGCCATACCCTTTGTATTATCCACGATATACTTCGGGTTACGAAAAGGTGAAATTAACTACTATGAATCAGATGACTACGATGGAAATGGAACCGCTCACTAAAGGTATAGTTATCTTTGGTGCTACAGGAGATCTTTGCAGAAGAAAACTCATACCAGCTCTTTATAAACTTTGGGAGAAAGATCTTCTTCCAAAGCAATTTTTAATTACTGGTGCTGCCAGAAGAGATATTGGAGTTGATGCTTGGAAAAAATCTCTTGGTGAATATTCAGAAGAATTTCTGTATCAATTAGATTATGTCTCATGTGACTTATCCAGTCAGGAAAGTTTAGATAAACTTCCTCAAACTGATGATACAACTTATTTCTTATCTGTTCCGCCCGAAAAATATGAGTGGGCAATTATCAACCTCAAGCAAGGAGGACTTTTAGATGATCCGGAAACATCCCGTGTTGTTATTGAAAAACCCTTTGGGTACGATCTTAAATCTGCTGATCATTTACAGTCAGTGGTGGGCAGACATTTACGCGAAAAACAAGTATATCGCATTGATCATTATCTTGGTAAAGATACTGTCAATAATATTCTTGCTACACGTTTTGGGAATATACTTCTTGAACCACTTTGGAATAGGGAGTATATAGAAGAAGTTCAGATCTTTGCAACTGAAACCATTGGTTGTGAAGGTAGATCTCAATACTATGAAGGTGCAGGTGTTGTTAGAGATATGTTGCAGAATCATATGCTTCAGGTTTTAGCATTGATTGCAATGGAAGCACCTTGTAAAATGGATGCAAAAGAAATTCGTAGAGAGAAAACTAAAGTTCTTTCTGCTACTAGATTGGGAAGAAAACTTATTTGTGGACAGTATGTATCTTATAAATCTGAAGAGGGAGTTAATCCTAATAGTGACACTCCTACCTTCGTTGCTGGTGATCTATACATTGATAACTGGCGTTGGAAGGGAGTTCCTTTTCACTTCATGACAGGGAAAAAAATGCCTTATCAAGGTGTTGAAGTTGTAATTAAATTGAAGTCTCCACCTCTTTCTCTATTTGAAGGTGAAACAAATAATCGCATTGTGATTAGATTGCAACCACATGCACATCTTGATATTCAAATTGATGTAAAGTCACCGGGACTGGGTGATGGTGTAGAACTTGCTACATTAACTCATCGATATCCTGATTGGTTGGGAGTGGACGGTTATGAAAAACTTTTATATGATGCTATTGAGGGAGATCAATCTCATTTTGTTCACTCTGAAGAAGTTATTGAATCTTGGAGAATAGTTGATGATCTTCTTTGCAAAGGAGATAAATGCACCATAAGAACTGCACCATATATTTACCATGAAGGTTTATGGGGCCCTATGCATAAAACAGAACGAATCACTAAATGGGATTATCCAGCATGAGCGCAGCAATAGTAGTAATCTTATTCTCAATCGTACTTACAGTTGCCATGGAACTTACATGGCCAGTGAAAAAAAGAAAACGTGAATAATTTTAATACTGAAATCTTAGAATGGATAGGTGTAGTCCTTGCATTTTTGTTTGGACTCACTATGATTTGTCAAGGACACTTCATTTACCATCAAAAACATGGATACTCCAGAAAAGAAACCGAAGATCCCGAAGCAAGGGACAGAGTCAGAAGACAAATCGAAAAAGCGATCAGAGGAAATCGCAAGGATGATTCATCCTCATGATGATGAACCTGATCCGACAGCAAATGATTGCAATTACAACTTTCCTCAAATGTTGTTTGCATTTTGCTTAGGTTTTGTAACTATGTTTGTCCTCGCCGTGGATGAGATTCAAGACTTTAAGGGATGTCCTCTACCAGAATACTTCCAAAATGAGGTGAAAGGATGATACATTCTGCAGGACGCTTTGCCGCTTGGGTGTTAAATAACTCATACACTGTTGGCATCTTATCATGGTGCCTTGTGTTTGTTCCTATCATTGGGATGTGGGCAGTGCATAAGTACGGATGGGAACATTGGGAACCATTCACAAAGAAACACAAATGAACATAGTATTACTAGCATGTTTCTTGCCATTAGCAATCATTTTTATTATAATTAAATTATCTGTCTGGTTGTCAGGAATTTACACCGAGGAAAAGTATGTCGAATCAGAATCCAGAAGAGAACACGGCCCTTATTTGGAAAAAGCATATGAAGATGTTGACAGAGAGGCAGAAGAGCGTAAAGGTTTCTGAAATCATTGATGATGCATTGTATCAATATTACGTCGTAGAAAATGATCTTCCCGTTCCAAACTGGAGATACATAAAAGATCAAGATTGGTGGTTAGAATATCTTGATAGTATGGGTATTGATAGAAGAAACCCATGAATTTAGTATTACGTCCACTCGAAAATCCTAATGATCCTGTCTGGAGTGTGATTATCTCGATTATCATACTTCTAGCAGGAGTTTTTTATGTGATCATCTATATACTAAGAATTGATGAAAGTGAATCCCATGGGAGCGATGATACCCCCGAGTCGGAAGAGTTGCTACAACTTCCGAGTGATAGAGATCAACAGAGTAGTGGACGGGGACACGATTGATGTGACGATCGATCTAGGGTTCGATCTTTACAAGAAGGAGAGAGTGAGGATAGCGGGAGTGGACACCCCGGAAAAGAGAACTAGGGATCTTGATGAGAAAGAACTGGGCATTGATGCTACCAACTGGATGAAGGAGAAACTAGATGGTGCTATTTCTGGAGACGACGATCTCATCATTAGAACTGAATTGGTTGGTGGTATGGGTAAGTATGGTAGGCTTCTTGGTTGGTTATATATTGGAGATGGAGAAACATCGTTGAATGAACAGATGATTGA